TATATTAAAATATAATTTTGTGAATCATATCTATTAATAGTATTAGATTAAAATATATGATATGTTTCATTTTTATAAAAAAATAAAAAATGAAATATATCCAATTCTGATAGCCTCATTATAAAAATTTAATATCAAACACCAATATAAATAATTTAATTGTTAACAATATCAATAAAATTTTTGTTTATTAAACGAAAAAATTATTTTAATAACTTGTGCGGAAAAAATTATAAATACCAAATTTTTCTTCATCCCATGATTCAATCAATTCGATTTTTTCCCGAAATGTTTCTTTTTCAGATTGCAGTGAATCTAAATCTAAATCTATTTTGGATACAAATTTTGGTGTATCTGTAGATCGATATTGATGCGAAAAATCAGATTTGGTGTATTCTAAACAAATATAAACTTCACCTTCTGTGTTATATTTACGTTCATCAAAAATATAGCCATAATATTCATTATCATCTTCTGTATTATTTTTATGTTCATCAAAAATAATATAGCCGCAATATTCATTATCATCAATGTCATAATCAATAATTGGTTTTTTTAATTCACGATAAATTACCATTTTTCTGCCACAACTGGAACAATAGGTTCCTTTTTTATCTGATGCGCACATACAATCATTACTAAAATATGTTCCTTCATCATGATACAATTTGTCTTTTTCAATTTTATAACCAATAATCGAAATTGTTTCGCACTCCAAACTCATTTTTATTAAATAATATTCTCTTTTTATTGATGATTTATCATAACATTGATTTTTTTTCAATATTTTTGATTGATACTAGCTTATAAAAAATTGAAATTCAAATTATTAGTTTACCCCCTATAAAAATAATAATAAGAAGTACATATTTGATAAAAAATCAAAGTGGATTGATAATGTATCAAACTAGGATTATGAAAAAAATTACCATGTGCCAATACAGATTATTGTTAGGTCGACCAATTCGTTTTGGTTTTAATTTTGATAAAAAAATGTTGGAAGAATTTAGACGCCGTTCTATCATATTTGAAAATGAACAAGATATGCACACAAAAATACACAACAGCAGTTTATTATTTGACAAACACAAAGAAATCCTTCGAACAACCGGATTTTACGCGGATTTGCCACTAATAGATGGATTTTTGGATGCATTTCATATGCTAGATAGTATGGTAGATTGTGACAGTAACAAAATATTCGAAATTTATTTTGTTACCACTCCATCTTTTTATAATGAAACATGTTTGCAAGACAAATTCAATGATTTAAAAAAATATTTTAAATTTGATATTCTGAAGCGTGCTTTTTTTTGTTTTGATAAAACAATAGTTGATATCGATATACTAGTGGATGATAAATTGGTTTTGGATGGAGCAAACGGATCCAGCAAATTTTCTGAACCACCAAAAAATAATATGTCATTCAACCATATTCGATTCGTATCACCATTGTACATTCATGCTGCAGAAAATATTCCACCTGAGCTTTTGGATAATAACAATAATAAATTATTCCACTTAATTAATAATTGGACAGATGAAACATACCTGAGTATAATCGAAAGAGTGGCATCAGACATGGGATTATTGGGATCGATCAATTAAAAAAATTATTTTATTTTATTATCATAATAATGAAATAAATAATTACTTACTAGAGTCCATTCATATTTATTAACTGCATATCTTTTTTATCAATACCAATTGCTGCCATGAAACAATATACCGGATCAACAGAATATAATATGAAACCTTCTTCATATTCTTCGGGTAGGTCATCGTCTACCATGTAAAAAAATCCGTATTTTTTGATATGTTTGTCTAACATTTCAGGATTGGCATCTAAATAACTTGCCGTATATACAAAATATCCAAACTTATATTTTTTTACATAGTCACTAAATATTTCGCCAATATTGCTATATCCAAAACCGGTTATTCCAGAAGTTTTAAATAATTTAGTTTGTTTATCAAAAGTTACTTTTCTAACATATCCACCATCACCAAACCCACCCGAAAAATTTAAGCTCCAAGTTATATCATTTTCAGTTTCCAAACGATCTTCTTCTTTACAATAAGGTAATGCTTTTTTTTTACGATTTGATGGATCACCATGTTCGTCTAACCATTGGTCTACCAACATTATAATATCATTTTTATTCTCTAATACATCATCCATTTTTATTTTATAATCATTATTCAAAATTGATTTATAATTTGAAAATTATAAATCAATTTTTTTTTGACCAAAATTAATCAACTTCGCTAATTAACTTTACAATATCAGAATGTCCATTTTCTGATGCATATCTTAGCGCACGATCATTTACAGCATGAATATTGGCTCCGTGGCTAATTAAAATTTTTACAATAGCAAAATGACCATATTTTGACGCTAATCTTATTGCAAAATCATCATTGGCATGAATATCCGCTCCGCTTGAAATTAATAATTTTACGACTTCTAAATGTCCACCCGCTGATGCCCATCTTATGGCATAATTATTTGCGGCATGAATATTGGCACCATGTTTAATTAAAAGTTTGACAGTATCCAAACATCCATTTCTTGATGCCATTCTTACTGCATAATTATCATCAATATGAATATTGCCACCGCGTTCAATCAAAAAATTGACGATATCAGTATGTCCATATTCTGATGCCCATTTTATTGATAAATCATTATCAGCGTGAATATTGACTCCGTGTTCAATCAAAAATTTTACCATATCCAAGTTTCCATTTTTAGATGCATAAATTAATGCATTACTATCACTGGGAATATTAACATATTTCGAAATTAAAAATTGAATAATTTCCAAACGATTATGTATTAATGCATTTTTCATTGGAGAATCATTATCAGCATGAATATCAGCACCACATTCAACCAATAATTTTAAAGTTTCCAAATGTCCATTTGCTGATGAGTGTCTTATGGCATAATTATTATTGGCATGAATATTAGCGCCATTATCAACCAAAAATTTTACCACTTCCAAATGTCCCTTTTTTGATGCCCATGCGATTGCGCAATGATTATCAGCATGAATATTGGCACCATTGGAAATTAAAAATTTTACAACATCTAAATGTCCATTTGCTGATGCCAGTCTAAGAGCAGAATCATTATCAGCATTAATATCGGCACCATGTTTAATCAAATTTTGTATAATATCCAAATGACCATTTATTGATGCCCATCTTATTGCTAAACCATCATTAATATGGATATCGGCTCCTTGCTCTATTAAATAATCAATTGTCGAAACATCAGCTAAATTATATCTTTGGCCTAAAATAATTTTATTCGCTCTCCATTTATTTCCATCTTTAACTATTTTAAAATCAGGATCATCTATGGGCAATGTAACTTCTCTTAGATAAATCCCGTATCCTAAAAATTCCAAAATATGTTTAATATCAGAAAAATAAAAGCCACCTGCTACACAAGAATCGGTTGGATTATCATTAAATTTACCTTTTAATATATTTAAACCATCATTATATTGGAATCCATGATGATTTTCTTTCAAATTTGTTATTTTAAAATATAATTTATTGGAATTCATTTCAAAAAAATAATTATTGATTTATTTAAATCAATAATTATTTGATGTGTTCAAATAAATAATTTATCAATTTTTTCCGATGTTGTTTAACACTTTTAAAATTAATGCATATATTTTTAGAGAGCCGCAACCTTAACACATTCGGGTGGAAGATTTATTTCTCCAGCAACATCTTTAAATTCGTTCACATAAATCCATTCATCCAAATTAGGATCATAAATATTTTGGAAACCGAAATGTAGCACTTTCCAAAATTTACTTGGATTTGTTTTATCAACATAAATATCGGCTGATGTTATTGGTAATCTAAAATGGTTTCCCGGTGGTGCTCTTGGTAAAGCTATTGCAAGTCTGAAATGATGTACATGCAAACATTTTTTATTTTGTTCAATGATTTCAGCTCCAACCTTTTTCCCCGAAGAGCAGATAGTATCGGAAGTAATGATTTCCTCTCCCACATAGCTTGCCGAAGCAAAAATAGTATTTAAATCATCCATAGTAAATGGAAACAATTTATCGCATTTTTGTTCACCAACCAAACCTGGCCATTTATAGGTAAAAGTATAAAGAAATCCATCATAAATTAAATTGGTAAACCAAATTGGATAATCTATACTACCAGCAGTCATTTGCATATTTCCATTGTTGCCATTCCATGTGAAAGGAACATCTAGATTAAGATCAGGTACAAAATAATGACCACACCAACTAAAATTTCGTGGAAGAAATGGTGGTTTTGGACGAGTGTATATATTTGTTGTTTCCAATGGACATGGACACTGTTTGTCGCACTTTTTTTTTACAACATCTTTTTTCTTGCCACAGATTTTGCATACTGGATTGTAAGACATTTATATATAATATATGCGCATATCATAATTTATGGTGTTGCATGAATATTTATCTATACGGGGACAAAAATTGAATAAAATATTATCATGATGATTCAATCATTTGGTACTTAATTCAATATAAAGTGGTATACTAAAATGTTTTCCATAGATGGATCATTCACGGATGGATGCATGTTGTTATTATTTGCTGCATTATTCGGTGGAAGAATATGCCTCATTGCGAATTTTGTTACAACAATATTTGAAACAATTTGTAAAATGGGAAAATTTTCGAAAATTGTAACAGCAATACTCGCATTAATAATAACATTCATTATCTACGCCAATAATATTGATAGTCAACAAATAAGTGCAATTTTTTCGAAATTATTTCCTTTGTATATCATATATATTTTCATTATGGGAATAAAATATATTGTAATGGGAATAATATATTTACCGAAATATATCATATTGTTCTGCGTAAAAAATATTAACAAATCCATAAATGATTAAAAAATTGAATAAAATACTATTACAATAATCCAATGATTTTGATACTGAGTGGTCTAGCATAAACTAGTAAATAAAATGTTATCACCTGAGGCCGATAATGATTTGTTTTTGTTTGTATCTTGTCTTTCTAGTATCACAGCGATTTTTGTATGTTTGATTGCCAAATTATTTGGAACATCACGTTTCGAAATGGGAAAATGCTGGACAATATTATCGATAATTTTGGTGTTCGCGGGAACATTCATTTTGCGCGCCGATTTGTCCAAAGAAATGGAACGTGACCGAACAAATCAGCTTGGCACCAAACTACTGATAATTTTTTTATTTGGTTTGATTTTTTGGGTGTATTCCATATATATATTTGTAATGTGGACAATACTCGTTTTAATAGATTTTTTTGTCAAGGAAATAAATGTAAAGAATCGTAATACTGGAAATGAAATTCATCCAACCAATTTAAAAAATGATTAATGCAATCTAAAAAATACTATTCAAACAAACGAAGCGAATGCCAAATACATACTTTTCTTTTTCTCATCTATTTTTGTTTAAAAATAAATAAAAAAAATTAATAGTTACAGCATTAAAAAATAATTTTAATATTATAAAAATATTTGAAAAAAAAATATTAAACACACCATTAATTCGTAATATCAAAATAAATCGTATTGACCAAATGAATAACAATAAATTTTTGGAAATTAATATACCAGAAGTAGATATTTTTCAAAGATTATTTGAAAATCTTCGACAGTATTATGCAGATACATGCAATGTTGTTTTCAAAAAAAATGGCCTGACTAAAATATTGTACCTTAGTGATTGTAGAAGTTACTCGATTAAAATATGTTTGGATAGCATCCGAATTAACTTTTTTAATTCGAAAAAAAAAACAATTCGTATTGGTATCTGTGTCAACACATTTGCTGATGCATTAAATAATTTCAATCATGAACCTCTGTCGATATTTATGATTGAAAATAATCACAATATTTTATATTTGGAACAAAATAAATTAATTATAGAATATGGTTTATTTGATGTTTTACATCCAAATTTATCGATAGGTGAAATTAAATTTGATTCAACAACACAAATTAAATCAAGTGAATTTTTTGATGTTGGAAATTTTTTTAACCAGTTTAATTGGGTCCAAGTCCAAACCAATTGTTTTGGTGAATTAATTTGTTCTTCAAATGATTATAAAAATAGGCACATTAAAAATAATCTTGGTATCTTTTATGAGTCAAGAAATTTATTAATAATGGCTAATATAGCATCAATAAATGATGTAACCGAATTATATCTAAAAAAAGATTTTCCTTTGGTATCCATGACAAAAATTGGCACAATGGGAAAATTATTAGTTTTAATTTCGCCATTAATAATGTCAACATATAACGATCAACCACAAATAGTTAAGAATATTTTACCATACAGACCAAAATCAATTACAAATTTTGGCACGCTTAGTTTATTTGAATTATCTTTCCGAAAATTATTTGAAAATTCTTGTCCATATGAAATTAATAAAACTATTCATGAAATTTTTTGTGACATACCAATGTGTGTATTACAAAATAAATATATTTTTAGACCAGAATTACCATACCTAAACAATATTAAGTTGTTGTCACCAATAAAATTTTTTTAAACTAGGTACAAAAAATTGATATTTTTAGCTGATAATCATTATTCATAATCTAATTAATAAAATATTAACTATCAATGAATACCGAATTTATTAAAAAAATCAATAAATTAACATCGGATTGGTTTTTGGATAGTTATCCCGAATATGCGACTACAATGGCACCAGATAGTAGTAAATGTCGTATTATATATGATGACAAAGAAATTGTCCTAAATTGTCCAGATGATATTATTATGCCCGATTATTGTTTGAATGACGATGATGTTTTTGAGGTAATATATAATGGCTTCAAACATAATTTAAATTATGGTGGCAACGAATACATTTTAAACGGCAAAGAAAATGACCAATATAAATATTTTTTTCCCTATGCATATGATTATGATTGTGGTAGTGTTATGGTTAGCTTGATTAATTTACATCCAGAGCCGAATCATTTATACGCATTAAAAAATATCGGCAGATCAACAGATTATACCAGTGGCCAATGGAAAGACTCTGTTATATACCAAGAAATCGATTGGAATAAATTCAAAGAAAATAATCCTGATAGCAACTTTGATCAATCCAAATTTTGCATTCCATCAACAAAATATTTATCGAACAAAAAATTGAAATAACGAATCGGTTGAATGTGTTAGTATGACTATTCCTAATTAACACTCTCATTCCGATGGTATCAATATGGCGCACAATTTTAAATTTTGCGTTAAAAAAACGACCGTGAAATTCATCAAAAAATATTGCGTCAAATCCGATAATGGATACGATTTAAATATAAATGACGATGAAACTATCAAAATAAAATTTTACAAAAAAAAGGATCACAAATATGTTAAACTAGCACTACTTGACGCAATAAAATTTATAGAATTTGTAAATAAATATGAATTATATTGTGATGGTGGTTGCCATTCTAGTTGTAAAATAAAAGACCACTCTTGTAGATATGACGAATATACTGAAAAATATTTAAAATATGTAACAGAAAATAATTTAGTAGACCACATTAACGATTTAATCGATTTTGGATTCAAAAATCTTCATTCAGAATACTTTAGTCCACAAACTGTTTTTTATTGTATTTGTCAATATTCTTCGTTGGATTGTATTAAAAAATTTGTAGCATATTTTGATTTGGAAGATCGCGAATATTTTTTAAGAGCGAGTAAAAGAAAAACTACCGAGGTAATGGATTATTTATTGACTAAACACGAAGAATATTTGTATGCATATTTTGTGAATGGTAATTCAACTGCCGGTTTAGAAAATCTATGCAGAGACCAACAATGCCACGAAGTTGATTATCATAATGTACTATTGTTTTTACTAATCCAAAATAATGTTTTTTATTTTAAATATTTTGTATATGCAATGGAGGCAACTATCGAAAAAATTAAAAAATGGTCTGTCGAAAAAAATTTAACGCAAGAATTTGGTAGGTGCATTAAATCCTTGTCATTGACCCAATGGAGAAAAGAAAGATTACTATTCAAATGCATAGAAAGTGATTTACCTAAAATAGCCAAATTATTGTTGCCCCGTGATGATGTTAATATTAAATGTTTCGTATCGAATGCTATTCCTGAACTTGATAAAAATTCTATTGCTAATATATTGCTCAAAAATAATAGGATCGGTATGTTGAAGTTGCTATTGGAAAGAGGCACTTATAATAGACAAGAAATAAACACTATGTTCAAAAAATCGTATGAATGCGATTATAATGTTGTTAAAATATTAATTGATAATGGTGCAGATTATAATATTTATGGTAAACAAGTTATGTATGGAGCCAAAAAATGTGATAATCAAAAAGTAGTTAGTTATTTGAACAAGTTTAATGTAGTTAAATAATTATGACTCAATACTAAAAATATAAATTAATATTAATTTATATTTTTAATGGGCGCATACTTTTTCAATCTAATTTTCGTAAATCATTTTTTCCATGAGCAAATTTGCATTGACCATCAAAATTGCATTCGCCATATTTTAACCAAGTCCTACAAAGTTTAGTTTTAAAATTTGTTTGTGTTGTCTTGTCCTCGATTCGATTTTCTCCAATATCGTCTAATCGCGTAGGATCAATATAAAAGCAACTGGGTGTTTGTTCAAAATATCTTTCGGTTAATCTTGGTGATGATAATGGCAAATTTGGTATCGCGCGACGATACGAATTTATTTGTTGCTGTTTTAATTTATTATATAAATCCATCAATTCTTTTTTACGATCCTCCTTGGATTTTATCTTGGGATCATCTTCTAATGGGGGAGGTTCATTTTTTGGTTCCGTTTTCGCATCAAGTAGCCGCGGTACATCAGTTTCAACTGGTACGATTTCTTCCGGGATTATCTCTTTTGGTTGTACGAATCGTATATCGGTTTCTTCCGGTATTATCTCTTTTGATTGTATATATTGTATGTTAGTTTTTTGTTTTTTATCATGATGGACATTTTTTGATTTTTCGGTGATAGTATTTGAAGGAGTTTCTATCATATCATTGTGTTTTCTTTTGGGTGTTGTGTCTAATATTTTTTTTATTATGTCAATTACCAATATAAAATTTATTACTACTATATTTGCACTTATGATATCAAATTCCTGGTTTGTACTAATATGACTAATATTAGAGTCAATCGTTTTTTTTAAACAATAAAAGCTATTTGTCATAGTACCCAGATTTTTTTCTTGCACCGAAAGTTTCACGATACTTTCCAACATTATTTTAATGCTGAAATAGAAAAACTGTGCGTCTTGTTTTGAGGAATTGTCTAGCACGATGAATTCTTCAAATCTTTTCATTCGGGATTCCAACTGGGGTATTTTTTCAAATAGAAATGATATGGAATCTTTTAATGTTAACAGATTGTAATAAAATGCACTAATGTATATATTTTGCGACAGATTAACATCTGGTGTTGAATTTTCCATTTTTTTTGCAATTGGTATTTAAACGAATTTATAATCTCCAATTAGTATCAATATCTATTGGTAATAAATACCAGATGATTTATTTTTCAATTTTTAATTAATTTAAAGATAATATGATAATATTTATAAGATGTCATTTTCTTTACTGTATCTAATATTAATTATATTTGATAAGTAAAAAATATCTTATAAAAATTTGGATATTCACAGTTTTCGGAATATTAATTCCTTGCGAACATTTA